GGCACTTCAGTTAGCAACGTGTACTCGTCCAAAACTAAGTGCTTACCTTCTGCAGCAACGCCCTTCCACTTTTTGATCCAGTTCCCGCTCAACCTTGGCTGATCCTCTACGCCTGCTGTGTAGGCACAAAACCGACTATCCGACTCTAGCAATTCACGAATCAAACTACTTTTCCCTGCACCGGGCACACAATGAACTACAATTGGTAGTACTAATTTATTATGCAAACGTTCAAACTTATATTTATACAACAATTCCACAACTACATCCATAAATATTCAAACCTATAGCACTACCTAAGCTACCTATCTAAAGCACTTCAAACACCTTCCTTACATCAGAACGAATGAGGTGCTTATTCCGCACGATGATTCTCACGCAATTGTAGAACGCAGCGACCTCCTCCTCATCCATTCGGTTAACTGCCTTTTCACCCAACTTGTAAGCATATGCAACCTCTATAGCGTAATTGTCGATGCAGTTATTGAGGTTATTCATCTCTTTGGCAATACACATTCTTTCAAGCACAAGTTGAGGCTTTTTGTAAATACCATCGGGACATAAGTGCCACCCACAGAATGTGGGCTTGTTTACAAATTGCACCTTCGCGGTGAGCTTTAACTTGTCAAGAAAATGTGCAAACTTCTTTGTTGTTTGCAGCCTCCTAGACGCACACATGTCATCCCCCGCGAAGCATATAAACTCATCCCCACGAATATTATACCTCATAAAGGTGAAGAGCATATTGGCCAATGTGTTAAACAAGAAGGTACTCGCCTCACCTGAGAACCTCATGATTGCGAAATTGCCCAACTTTGAACCCAAACTCGTTTTAATGAATTTGTAATCTTCAATCAGATCATTTGGCAATCGCAGGAATCTCATCAGTTCTAGCTCAAAAGCCATGATGAATTCATCCTGGGAAGCATCAAAAGCCTCGTAGTCTGATTCTGTGCATATACCTTCGAATTTGCCCTTCTTTACCCATGCATCTAGCTCCTCAAGCCCCTTTCCAGAGTGTATGTAGTAATTCTTTGGAAGCACCTCGTGCACTTTCATCTCGATGTACCGCATGTACGGTGCAAAACGGCACAAAACAGCGTGCTGGAAACACACAATGCTTTGCGCAGCCTTAGCCACTCTAAAACGGTTGTCGAATTTAGTACACAGCTGACTCTTGGAAAAGATCTGTGCAACATCTATGGGCCAATCCCTGCATGATCTCCCCGAGTGATTCTCGATGGTTGCAGCACTTTTGCTCAATTTTTTCTCTTCAAAATTC